TTATATATTTATATTAAGCGCTAGATGATACCATTCAATCTTTTCTAGGCCAACTACACATACAATTCTTCTTATTGGGACACTTCCATTTTGGGTTCCAAAAAAATCCAAGGCCGCATATAAATTGCTTTAATATCACTTTCAAGCTCCTCATATAATTATTTAGAGCAATGAGAACCGCAGTTGCGAGATTAAAAGAATATAATATTGGCAATATTAAAGGCTAATGATACCCCTAAAGCTCCGCCAAGTATTAATACAGCAATCATTGCAGGTGACAGTTTGACTACTTTTTCGTCACGGGTAGCTGACTTTGCTTTTAATTTAGGGACATACTTATAAAACTCATAGTCCTTTGTACGGTTGTTATATAGCATTGTTACGCCTCTCTTCTCGAATTCGAGTATAGTCCAGGGACTATTATAGCGTGTTGTATGTTTAGTTATCATATAATTATATATGATAAAATTGGCTGTATATCGGATACAGATCAGTAAGAAGCTGAAGCAGTGAGGAGATTTCTTAGAGTATTTGCATCTTCGGCTGGATTTTCGCTACTCATCATAAACACATTTCCCAAATCATCCGAATCTGGTATTACTGTACCAGTATCGGTTTGATATACTTTATGCTGTACAAAATCGCGCTCATCTCCAACGTTGATAGTATAAGCTTCAATCCACGTGTCTCTGTCAGGTACATCTTGAATAGGAACTGATACGAACTCGGTTTGAAGTACACCCTCAAATATATCCGGCGCAACTGTAATAACGTTTTGCTGGATGTAAGCTTCCCATATCAATTCTTGATCGCGTGATTTCACGTAAGTATTTATATTAATAAGATAAAAAAACCCGGTGAGCATATGAAGCCAACCGGGAGGAATATATCACGAAGTGTAATATTGAATTATTTTACTTTGTCGAGAAGTAAAGAACCTCCAATTAATACAAGACCCCAGCCTAGCAGTTCGACTGATCCCATCCATCCGTGAAGATGGTTAAGACCGAGTCCAACAAGTAACCAAGGGAGTCTACCGTCGTGACTATTCAGGTGGTTGAGTAGTGTATTCATACGCTAATATTTATTCAATAGAGCACCAATTTACCGCGAATATCTTTAATTGGGAAATGCCCGTAAAGGGATTCTGATCGATTATCACCGATTATCCATACGTACCCACTCTTAATAACTGTAGGTGAAACATTATCAGGCGCAGTGTATTTAAATAAGATCCTCCCAGTTGATGTTTCTGTTCGAGTCTCAGTTGCCATCTTACCTGTACCGAATGTATCGTTCAGTCTCTCACCATTGATGAATATTTCACCTGCTCTGATTTCGATAGTCTCGCCTGGTAGCCCGATTACCCTTTTACATAGCTTACATTCATCTTCATATGACCATATGGATATAACATCAAATCTGTCGGGTATCCAATCATCACCTAAAGACTTTATACGCTGTTCTAGTGACCATTGGCGATCACCGTACGTAGGAGCCATGCTGCTACCGTCTATATAGACCAGCCTGTAGTGATACATAAACGGGTAACCGAATATAGTTAGAAGTGTTAATACTCTGAGCACACGACCGAGCCATGTACTTCCGAATAGGAGTCTAACCATCTTTGCCACTACACTATTATTATAGTATGTAATAGTAGAAACTCAAGCATAAATCAGAAGATGTGGATGATTTAACATCAGAGCATAAGTATTTTCATGGAATGGCTGATATACGCGTTACTTTTCTTTGTAGCGGGCCCGGTCGTCGTTGAATTCGTGGGCTACTTCTGGCATCGATGGATAGAACATAAAGGCATGCTCGGTAAGGGTGTAGCTTTCCGTCACTATAAACATCATGAAGTTGAATATCCTGTTAATAGGCTCAGGACCAAGGAGTACAGAAACGCAAATAGTTGGTCGTGGTACGTAGTAGGGCTAGTAACTTCCTTCTTAGTATACACATTTGCACCATGGCAGTATGCATTATCATTCGGCGCTGGTGCGTGGATATATGCATGGGGTATTGTTCTCAATATGCACACAGCATTCCATGTTAAGGGTCATTTCTTATGGAAGTATAAATGGTTTAGAAAGCTAGTTAGACTTCATGATATACATCACTATGATAATATGAATTATGGTATATGTTTATTCTTTATGGATAGGCTCTTTAATACATACACAGAGGAATTCCCTAGAGATGGTGATGGTAACCTCATAAAGCATCCTATGTTCGTCTCGTATATGTACGATAAGGACGTATCAGGTCATGCAAGGAAAATTTAACTTATGAAGAACGCACTAATATTGTTAGCAATTGCGGCATGCTTAAACGTTGGTTGTGACTGGGCTGGAAAAAAGCCTGTTGTAAGCGGATGTGAGAGCTGTGGCAAGTGCGCTACAGGTTGTTGTTCGTCTGGTAAGTGTGATACAGCTGACTGTAATTGCGCCTGCAAGTCGGATAAATAACTCTGTGAGACTAAAACTACACGGTATAGAGCTAGAAGTGAGAAAGAGTAATGACGGCTTCTGGGGCAACGATCGTGTGATTTTTTATACTGACCCTACTACGTATAAAACAGATATACTACAATATCTATACAACGAAGATTTTATTACCGATCGCCGTACTCCGTACACTATCTTAGAGCTCAGCTAGTCACCATACTTATAAAACCCTTCACGCTTCCTCCTATTAACTTCTTGCTCTTGCCATTCCAATTCCTTTACCCATACTTCTCTCTCTTCTGGTGTTGAATGCGGAGGTATTGGTGAGATATATTGATTTACATACTCCTGATCATAAAGCTTTTTTACAAGCTTCTCACGATTAGTCTTCACATAACTATTTAGTCTGCAATAAATACTTGTAGTAATGGCTGATAATGTAAGATACCATAGTAAGTCCCATGCCCGTGCACATCACACTACGGCCACTCCTGGTTATTATGATAGCGGTCTAGACCCCATAGCTAGTAGTAGTACCCCGTTTTTAGGTGATTTCTATTTGTCTGGTGGCCTATACTCCTACTCACAATATCTGACTAGTACGGATGGTGGACAGACATTTACAGATATTGCGGGTTATTTTGTCGATCCTAGTAGGCCTGTTCTTTGGGACGCGGCATATACTACTGTTAGTTCTCTGAGCTCCCGTTGGGACTCGAACGTGGCGATCAAACATCACACTCTTATTGGTAAAGCATCTGCGAGTGATTACGAACTACAATTCCCGGTCCAAGAAGCAAATAATATATTGGTATCAATTGAAGGTGTTATCCAGACACCGACGGTACATTACACTGTATCTGCTGATTCTAGTAGAAACGATTACGCGGACATTAAATTCGCTACGCCGCCGTCTAACAATGAGGATATAAGTGTCACTCATCTGGCTCTCTCGAGTGTACCAGCTGGTCTATGGACTACCGATAGTACACATATTTATCGCGAGACTGGCAACGTCGGTATCGGGACGACTGATCCAGTAGAGGCCTTAACTGTTGCAGGTAACTTAAGTGGTAACGGTGTTGCATATATTCATAATAGCTCTGCTCCTTCGACACCTACTGATGGTGGCGTACTTTACGTTGAATCTGGAGCACTAAAGTATAAGGGAAGTAGTGGTACAGTAACTACTCTAGGAAACGCTTAATATATGAGTGACTGGCCGAATAAATATTGATGATGGAATCACAAGACTTACTCAATGTAGCGTTCGGAGCCATATCAGTACTCGCCGGTTGGGTATTTAAGATGGTATGGGGAAGAGTTAAAGATATAGAGGATGATGTAGAAGATCTCCAAAAGCATCACGAAAACGATCTCAAACAAGTAAGAAGAGAGATGTCTGAGCTCGCTCTATCATTACCAGAAAAATATGTAGCTAAGCAAGACTTAAATAAGCTGGAAGAATTTATCAACGAGAGATTTAACAAGCTAGAAGTAAAGCTTGACCAAATTAATAAAAGTTGACTTTCATTGTAATGTAAGCTATAATTAGTGTTGTGTTACGCGACTTCGACAAATATACATACCCGAAGCTAACTCGGGATGAAACAACAGGCATTCGTCTTTATAAGACTCCCGAAGGTGACCTGGTACCATCAGTTACTACCATTCTTAGCAAGACTAAGGATATGTCAGGTTTACGAAATTGGGAAAATAGGATAGGCAAAAAGGAGGCTGAGCGGGTACGCAACGAAGCAGCTGCTGTTGGTACATCGATGCATTTAACACTTGAGTGTTATGTTGAAGATAAGAAGCGAGAATTTGACTTTAGCCCGGTTCATTCACAAGCTAGTCCTATGGCAGATGTCGTTATCAGAGACGGTCTACAGTTCGTATCTGAAGTATGGGGTAGTGAGGTACAATTATACTATAAAGATCAATATGCAGGTACAACAGACTTAGTGGGCATGTACAAGGGGGTTCCACATATCATTGATTTTAAACAGACCAATAAACCTAAACAGGAGAAGTGGATACAGGATTACTACTTACAATTAGCAGCGTATATTCACGCGCATAATTATACTGTAGGTACAGACATCAAACACGGAGTTGTACTTATGTGTTCAAGGGATCTTCAACTCCAGAAGTTCGAATTGGATGAAATAAAATTTGACAAATATTCATATATGTGGTTCAACCGCTTAAGAGAATATACAAGCTGTTAGTGGCCATACTACAATTACTATTAAATAATTGTAAATCGCCGCATGAAAGGTAAAAAAATAATTCATTTAGACGACGTTGTGGAAAATAAAGACTTAAAGGAGAGTATTGTTGAGCAACAGATTACGTCTGACTTTGTTCTTGAATTGTACGAGAAGTCTAAAAAGCTTCGCGGAAAGAAGAAGAAGGAATGTCTGGCGGCAGCTGAGCTATTAAGCAAGCATGTAGGTAAGTGGTTAGTAAAATAACCTTGCACTTTACATCACAACTTCATATAATTTGATATGAATAAAACATTTATATCTTGGGATGAACTTCATAGAGACTGTGACATTACTGCAGCTAAATTGTTTTCCACTCAAAAGTCGTTTGATTGTATGATTTCACTTTCCCGTGGTGGTGTCGTACCTGGGAGAATAATGGCAGAGTCACTCAAGCCAACGGTATTTCTAACATTAGGCTTAAAGTTATTTGACGGTCATACTAGAGGTGACCAGGTTGTAATTACTCAGGATATTGATGAATATGACGAGTTTGATAGACATGATAATATATTAATAGTAGACGATATCAGTGACGGAGGCACAACTCTTAAGTTCGCATACTCACATATCTTTCGAAAAACAGGCGGGGCTCATCTATTTACTGCTTGTCCTTATATAAAAACGAGTACTAAATTCCGACCGACATGCTATTCGCGTGAATTTTCGGACGATGAATGGGTAGTCTTTCCCTTCGAGCGGGACTAAATAGTTATGTGAAGAGTTTGACTACAGGTCCGGGTATACATATTATACTGGTATTCATATTTCTTAGTATAGGTACTACTGCAGTATATAGATATGTAACACATACATCATCTAAGTTAAAACATAACGTTGAGTTGATTGATATGATGAACTTTAATCAACAAATAATAGAAGAAAATCACAGACTGCATGATTTGAATAGAAAGCAAGGAATTCAAATACAACAAATGGATATGTTCATACAGCAAATGTATAGAAGATTGCAGCAACATGAACCGTTACCTGACTTAGAAGGTGATAAAGATAGACCAAAACGATCAGAAGCATGAACAAATTTGACACATTATTTACCGAAGTATATAACTCTCATAAGCCAGACTCTAGTATACTAAAAGAAGGTCGCGTAGTAGACAATATCAAAAAATGGGCCGCTATCACTGCAGTATCTGTTCCAGCTCTACTTGGAATGTACAAGATGGGTGACGCAGTTCTAGGTGAACAAGATCCTTACGAGTTAACTGATGAGAAAATGGATCAGATAATCCTGCGTGTTAAGGACCTAGGTGGCAATAAGGCTAACTATCCAACTAATAATCCAACGTTGGATCCGAGAACCCTGGACACCTCTCCTGTAGGTCCACCGCCAGCAGTTTTGAATCCATCAACTCGCCCTCTTAATCCTGGTCATAAACCTGAGATAAAGCCTGTAGTACAACCTGAATCTGTAGTTAAAGATCCACAAGGTAATACCATACCGGCTGCATTAGTTACAGCGGCTAGCAACGTTGCTAAGAACAATAAGTGGAATGTGAAGTATCTATTAGCAGTAATAGGATTTGAGACCGGAGGTTCATATAGTCCAGGTCAAAAGCACAGCGGAGGCGGATCAGCTACAGGATTAATTCAATTTATGCCAACAACAGCTGTTGAACTGGGTACAACTACTGACAAGCTCGCTAAGATGAATCATGCTCAACAAATGGTATATGTTGAGAAGTATCTGAAGGTTAAATTAGATGGAGTTGTAAATCCTAATTTAAGTGACATGTACATGGCAGTATTATGGCCATCGGCTGTTGGCAAGAAAGACGCCACTGTAATATGGGGTAACAGTGAGAAGTCCAAATATAGAAGGCAGTATAAAGCCAATAAAGGCTTAGATGTCAATAAAAACGGCTATATTACTAAAGCAGAGGCGGCCGCAAAGGTTAAGCCTTACCTCATAAAGTAAACATTTCTACTATTGTTAGTATTTCAATAGTATTCTCAGCACGCAGCTGAATAAATATTTGTGTAATCCACATCTGTCATGAGTGGAAAGTGAAACTCTATGGCTACTAAGAAGACACCATTTGTAGTAAAAAACGGGCTCGAAATTGCTTCCGGGCAGCCTGTTAATATGTCTTCTAGTACCCTGTCCGTTAGCGCTGTTAGCGGGTCTCCTGTGTTTTACCCTTCAGGTAGCTTGACCTATGGTGCTAGCGGTCACTTTGAAGGATCTCTGACAGGTACTGCGTATCTTACTAACGCAACAATCCTAAATTTCAAAGCTGCAAGTGCTGGTACTACCTTCCAGACCGGTGCGGATGGATACGGTCTAAGTGGTACATTGCATGGTGGATTCTCTGGACTGGCTCATTTAACTAACGGATCAACAGCATATACGAAAGACCCTTCTGACGTCAGTACAGCCATCGCTACTACGGAATTTGTTTCAGATGTTATCACTGGTACTGGTCAGTTAACTCCTGCTCTGTGTGCAAGATGGGATGATGCAGTAGATGATATAACTGCTATATCTAACGCTAGCGGTAATTGGGATACAACGTACACAAGAGTAGCTAGTGCTCATAATAGCTGGGATATTGCTGCTGCAGATGTTACTATTATAGCTGGTGCTAGTGCTGATTGGAATAGTGTATATAGTACCGTTAGTGTTACTAGTGCTAATTGGTCGACCACTTACGCTGATGTCACTCGTCAGATAGACGAATGGAATTCAACTTGGAACACCTTAACTGCGACTAGTGCGTTTTGGGAGTTAAATGCTGCTGATATTACCAACTTGGCCAATGCTAGTGCCGGTTGGGATTCTACAAAGACAGTAGTAGATAATAATAATGCTAAATGGTCGTATGTAGCTGACAATAGCGCAAACGCAGGAAGTGCCAATTCTACATACACAACTGTAAATGCCAACAGTGCGAGTTGGACTGCAAATTCCGCAGATGGTCACACTTTAACTCAAGATATTTCTGGCGAGTGGGACTCAGCATACACTGACCTTAATGCTAATAGTGCTAACTGGGATACAACGTATACAAGGGTAGCTAGCGCTCATAATAGCTGGGACAAAGCAAATACAACACTTAATGCAAATAGCGGTGGTTGGGATTCAACTAAGAGTACTGTCGATGCTGGTAGTACGAATTGGGATGCAGCTTACACTGATTCTCAGCTGAACAAAATTGACATCACTAATGTAGCTAATGCTAGTGGTGATTGGGGTAGTACACATACGACAGTTAATGTTAACAGCGCGCAGTGGGCGCTTAATGCTGGTGATGTAACAAATTTAGCAAATGCGAGTGCTGATTGGAACAATACACATACAACGCTAGGTGCTTATAGTGCTATATGGGGCGCCGGGGCAAGTAAATGGATAGAGGGTTCAGGTAAGATCTACAGACTACCTGGTAACGTCGGTATAGGTACAGATGAGCCAAATTATAAACTTGACATAGTAGGTAATACCCAAACAGTAGGTGATGTTAGAATTATTGGTGACCTTACGGTATCGGGCGGCTCGAGTATATTTAAGATCACCGACAAATCGTTGACTATTAACTATGGTGCCACTGTTAAGTCTGGTGCTGGTGCTGGTATTGATGTAGAGGAAAACGGTGTAACAACAGCATATGTTAGAGTATCAGATGACCGTAAGGGGTGGACGCTAAAAGAACCGAACAGTGGTAATACATTGACTATCGATATTAGTTCTAACAGAGTTCTTAGCGTTAGTGGTGACATGAACATTGAGCCTGGTCTCACCAAAGTTAACCAGGACTTAACAACCGACGCAGATACGGTACAATTTACTAGTTTAGGTTTAGGTGCAGCTCCAACTCCAAGCATGGCGCTAACTGTCGCAGGAGCGATTAGTGCGACGAACGTTATACATACATCGTCTGGTAATAGTGATGATTGGCAATCGACATACACAACACTGTGTACAACTAGTGCAGGTTGGAATACAGGTACAACGAGCCTAGTAACAGTTGGTACAATCGGTACAGGTACTTGGCAAGGTACGGCGATTGCTGATGGTTATATCTCTTCTGCCAGTACTTGGAATGCTGCAGACGCTGAATTTAGAGCTGATATAACAAACGTAGCTAATACGTCTGCTAATTGGGATAATGTATATTCTGATTTCAAAGTTAATAGTGGTGGATGGATTACAGGCACTTCTAGTATTGTTACAGTTGGTACAATCGGTACAGGTACATGGAACGGAAGTGCGATTGCTGATGGTTATATCTCTTCTGCTAGTACCTGGAATGCTGGTATAGCTGACATAACGACTCTCGCTAATAACTCAGCTCACTGGGAATCAACGTATACAACGCTGTGCACTGTCAGTGCAGGTTGGGTTACTGGTACAACGAGCTTAGTAACGGTTGGTACAATTGGTACAGGTACGTGGAACGGAAGTGCAATTGCTGATGGTTATATCTCTTCTGCTAGTACTTGGAATGCTAAACAGAATGCTCTGACGTTTGGTATAGCAGATACAAATGCTGTCAAGATTGATGAGGGTAGTGTCGCGGAGGATGATTATGCTAAATTTACTGCGGACGGGCTAGAAGGTAGATCCCCTACACAGGTCAAGTCAGATTTAAGTTTAAACAATGTTGAGAATACAGCACTAACTACATGGGCAGGATCGACAAACATCACGACACTGGGCACGATCGGTACAGGTACATGGCAAGGTACAGCTATTGTTGATTCCTACATAGATTCTGCTAGTATATGGAATGCGACGGTCGCGGACATAACCAATGTAGCTAATACGAGTGCCTTGTGGGACTCAGTATATACATCATATCATAGTAATAGTAGTACAGGTTCAACCAATAATATCCCGTTATTCACATCACCGGAAAAAATTGGCAATTCAATAATTACACAAGCAGATGATGCTGATGGTGGACCGACTATAACGGTCGCTGGTAGTGCCGTTATACAAGGTGATCTAACAGTTCAGGGTGACTTTACATATCTCAATACTGATGTCAGGGTCACAGATCAGCTTGATGTTACTAATACGGGTACCGGGCCGGCTATAATAGTAAACCAAACAGGTTCAAACGATATAGTACAATTTAAGGATGATGGTACACCAGTCTTTACGATTGTTAACGGTGGAGACATTAACGTCAAAGCTGGTGCAACAATAGACGGTAGAGACATATCAGCTGATGGTACTACACTTGATGCTGCAATTGTTGAATTTAGAGATGATATAACAAACGTAGCTAATACATCCGCCAATTGGGATAATGTATATTCCGATTTTAAGATTAATAGTGCAGGTTGGAATACAGGCACTTCAAGTATCGTTACGGTTGGTACAATTGGTACGGGTACATGGAACGGAAGTGCAATTGCTGATGCTTACATTAGTTCATCATCCAATTGGAATACAGCTTATTCGAAGTCAGGTACTAATGAGACAAATATTGCCGCTGTTGTAGCGGACATGACGACTGTCGCTAATAACTCAGGCGACTGGAGCTGGGCTCATGCAAACAGTCTCTCAGGTACTGATAACTGGAATTGGGCTCATGCTAACTCGGTAAGTGGTACTGACGGTTGGAATTGGGCTCATGCAAACAGTCTCTCAGGTACTGACGTTTGGAATTGGACTCATGCAAACAGTCTCTCAGGTACTGATAACTGGAATTGGGCTTACACAACTGTAGTAGCTACTTATTCTAGTTGGAATTGGGCTCATGCTAATGCCCTCTCTGGTACAGACAACTGGAATACAGCTTACACTGACTCTCAACTTAATAGAATAGATTTAACGAACGTAGCTAATACTAGTGCTAGTTGGGATTGGGCTCATGCAAATAGTTTAAGTGGTACGGACTTCTGGAACTGGGCTCATGCAAATGCGCTAAGTGGTACAGATATTTGGAATTGGGCTCATGCTAATGCCCTCTCTGGTACAGACAACTGGAATACAGCTTATACGAAATCAGGTACTAATGAAACAGCTATTGCCGCGGTTGTAGCAGACATGACGAATGTCGCTAATGCTAGCGGTGACTGGAATGGTACACATACAACGCTTAATGCGAATAGCGGTAACTGGGCTGCATGGATTAATGCTAACACAAATGATATCACAGTTGCTCAAACTAACATTGCAGCTAATGCAGCTGATATTACAAATGTTGCTAATACTAGCGCTAATTGGGATTGGGCTCATGCAAATGCGCTATCAGGTACGGACTTTTGGAACTGGGCTCATGCTAATGCATTGTCTGGTACAGATATTTGGAACTGGGCTCATGCCAATAGTTTAAGTGGTACAGACTTCTGGAATTGGGCTCATGCTAATGCATTGTCAGGTACTGATAATTGGAATACAGCTTATACCGATTCACAATTAAACAAAGCTGATGTAACCAATGTTGCTAATACCAGTGGGCTTTGGGATTCAACATACACGACTGTTCATGGATTCAGCGGTACTTGGAAGTCAACATACGAAGATGTCATTCTTCAAATCGATGAATGGAACAGTACATGGAGTACACTTACGGCTACTAGTGCTGATTGGGAGACAGCGTATGAGAAGATCATAACCCAGCAAGATGAATGGGATTCAACTTGGACTACCCTAACAGCTACTAGTGCTAGATGGGATTGGGCTCATGCAAATGCGCTAAGTGGTACTGATTTGTGGAATTGGGCTCATGCTAATAGTTTAAGTGGTACAGACTTCTGGAATTGGGCTCATGCTAATGCATTGTCAGGTACGGATATATGGAATTGGGCTCATGCAAATGCTCTTTCTGGTACAGATATATGGAACACAGCTTATACCGATTCACAATTAAACAAAGCTGATTTAACCAATGTAGCTAATACTAGTGCTAATTGGAACTGGGCTCATGCAAATAGTTTAAGTGGTACAGATATTTGGAACTGGGCTCATGCAAATAGTTTAAGTGGTACAGATATTTGGAACTGGGCTCATGCCAATAGTTTAAGTGGTACAGACTTCTGGAATTGGGCTCATGCTAACGCACTCTCTGGTACAGATATATGGAATTGGGCTCATGCAAATGCGCTATCAGGTACAGACTTATGGAACTGGGCTCATGCGAATGCGCTAAGTGGTACAGATAATTGGAACACAGCTTATACCGATTCACAATTAAACAAAGCTGATATTACAAATGTTGCTAATACCAGTGCTAGTTGGAACTGGGCTCATGCTAATGCATTGTCAGGTACAGATATATGGAACTGGGCTCATGCGAATGCCTTAAGCGGTACGGATAATTGGAACACAGCTTATACCGATTCACAATTAAACAAAGCTGATATAACTAATGTAGCTAATACCAGTGCTAGTTGGGATTGGGCTCATGCAAATAGTTTAAGTGGTACAGACTTATGGAACTGGGCTCATGCTAATGCCTTAAGCGGTACGGATAATTGGAATACAGCTTATACTGACTCTCAACTTAATAGGATTGATTTAACTAATGTCGCTAATACCTCTGCAGGATGGGATGCTACTAAAGCTACGGTTGACCTTCAAAGTGGTGAATGGAATTCAACCTGGACCACTCTTACAGCTAATAGTGCTAGATGGGCAACTAACGAAGCAAGTATTGCTACTCTTGAAGCAGATGTAACCAATGTTGCTAATACTAGCGGACTTTGGGATTCAACATATACCACTGTTCACGGATTTAGCGGTACCTGGAAATCAACATACGAAGATGTCATTCTTCAAATCGATGAATGGAACAGTACATGGAGCACCCTTACAGCTACAAGCGCTGATTGGGAAACAGCGTATGAGAAGATCATAACGCAGCAAGAGGAGTGGGATTCAACTTGGACTACCCTAACAGCTACTAGTGCTAATTGGAATACAGCTTATACCGACTCGCAATTAAACAAAGCTGATATAACCAATGTTGCTAATGCTAGTGCTGGCTGGGATGCTACCAAGGCTACAGTTGATTTGCAAAGCGGTGAATGGGATTCGACTTGGAACACCCTTACAGCTAATAGTGCTAATTGGAATACAGCTTATACTGACTCTCAGCTGAACAAAGCTGATATAACGAACGTAGCTAATACTAGTGCTGGTTGGAACTGGGCTCATGCTAATGCATTGTCAGGTACTGATTTGTGGAACTGGTCTCATGCTAATGCTCTCTCTGGTACAGATAATTGGAACACAGCTTATACGGACTCTCAGCTGAACAAAGCTGATATAACGAACGTAGCTAATACTAGTGCTGGTTGGGATTCGACAAAGACAACTGTTGATGCTGGAGCGTCTAATTGGAATACAGCGTACACTGACTCACAATTAAACAAAGCTGATATAACCAATGTTGCTAATACCAGTGCTGGTTGGGATTCGACTAAGACTACAGTTGATAGTGGTAATGCTAATTGGGACACTGCTTACACTGACTCTCAGCTTAATAAGATTGATATAACTAATGTTGCTAATGCCAGTGCTAATTGGGATTGGGCTCATGCAAATAGTTTAAGTGGTACTGATTTGTGGAACTGGTCTCATGCTAATGCTCTCTCTGGTACAGATAATTGGAACACAGCTTATACGGACTCTCAGCTGAACAAAGCCGATATAACGAACGTAGCTAATACGAGCGCTGGTTGGGATTCGACAAAGACAACTGTTGATAGTGGTAATGCTAATTGGAACACAGCGTACACTGACTCACAATTAAACAAAGCTGACATAACGAACGTAGCTAATACTAGTGCTAATTGGAATACAGCTTATACGAGGTCAGGTACTAATGAGACAAATATTGCCGCTGTTGTAGCGGATATAACTAATGTTGCTAATGCCAGTGCTAATTGGGATTGGGCTCATGCTAATGCATTGTCAGGTACAGATTTCTGGAATTGGGCTCATGCTAATGCTTTAAGTGGTACTGATTTGTGGAATTGGGCTCATGCTAATGCTCTCTCTGGTACAGATAATTGGAATACAGCGTACACTGACTCACAATTAAACAAAGCCGATATAACTAATGTCGCCAATGCTTCTGCTGGTTGGGATTCGACTAATACGACAGTTTTTGATAACAGTGCTTCATGGAGTGCCGGTGGTGGTGGTAGTTTTAACTCGAGTTTAATCGCATCAACTAGCGGTACTTGGAATACAGCTTACATTGACTCTCAGCTTAATAAGATTGATTTAACTAATGTTGCTAATACCTCTGCAGGATGGGATTCGACTAAGACTACAGTTGATAGTGGTAATGCTAATTGGAATACAGCTTACATTGACTCTCAGCTTAATAAGATTGATTTAACGAACGTAGCTAATACTAGTGCTAATTGGAATACAGCATATACACACTCACAAGCATCTCATGCACCAGCTGGAGCACAAGCTAACGAGTCCTCGTTTAAGACAATTTCTGTTCTCGGTCAATCTGATATCGTAGCGGATACTACTACAGATACATTATCAGCAATGGCTGGTGATAACATGACAATCACCACACGTGCTGGTACGGATACTATTGTCTTTGCTGCCACTGATACCAATACGACATACACAGCTGGAGACGGTCTATTACTAACTAGTACTACATTTAGTGCACCATTTTGGACGACAGTTAATACTAACAGCGCTGATTGGGATTGGGCTCATGCAAATGCTTTAAGTGGTACGGATAATTGGAACACAGCTTATACCCATTCGCAGGCATCTCATGCCCCGACCGGTGCACAAGCAAATGAATATTCGTTCAAGACTATTACATTAAGTGGCCAAACTGTAGGTACTGCTATAGGTGCTGACGTTGTTGCAGACTCTGTAACAGATACTTTAATTCTCAGTGCTGGTCCGAACATTGCACTAATATCTGATCCAGCGACCGATACGATTACTATCTCAGCACAAGCGGGCGGCGGTAGCGGTGGTGACAGTACGACCTCTGCTGTTGCTAATTCAGCACGTGAAGTATCTCAGACTATCACAGTGACTAACGCGCTGAGTACTGGTCGGGTTGTGACAGTGGCTGAAAATGGCACATATCAACTAGCTAGTGCCAATTCATCATTAAGTGCATCGGTTGTTGGTGTTGTTAGAAAAGCATCAAGCGCAGCATTTGAGATAGTACATGCCGGGTTATTACCGTGGTCGAGTCACGGATTTACAATCGGTAATACCCTATACCTATCTGATCAAGCTAATAGTATTGGCGGGTTAACCGAGACAGAACCTACTACGGTTGGTTCAATAAGCAAACCAATTGCTATAACACAGGATGCTAATAATATCGTCGTACTACCGCTCAGAGGTATTGAAGTTAGAACAATAACTGGTAGCTCAGGGGATAGTAGTAGTAGTGGTGGGCATACAGTACAATTAGATGGCTCAGATACAACTCAGCGCACAAACTTAAATTTTGTCACGACGGGTGGCACTGACCGTGTCAAGGTTGAGGATAGCTCGGGTACAGATACAACAACAGTTACCGTCCCTAACGCTTTTGATATGATGATGATTTCAGAGATATTCCGTTGATAGATGAGAATACAAATATAAGTACATAATATGGCAGCATTAACAAAACATTTACTTAGTGAGATAGAAGCGATTAGTGGTAGAAGGTTTGTGATAAGCTCAACTGCAGCAAGTGCGGCGAATGTTTTTCATGTAACCCCGGATACGACTGGAATTGACGAAATGTGGGTATATGCGCATAACTATGGAGCAAGCGATGCGCAGGTATCGTTCATGTGGGCAATGACATCCATGCCGTCAACAAGTGCGACAACTATACAGGAGGGAGTCGACATAACAATTCCATATAAATCCGGGCGCGCATTAGTATTTGATGGCACGTTAATGCCTCACGGCTTATCGGCAGCTGCCTACTCTACTATAGCCAGTACGATTTCTATTGATGGGTTTGTCAATAGGATTACGTAATGCCATCTATATTACCTACTTTAGGAAACACGGCGGGTCAGCAATGGGACCTTACACGTCTATCATTCCACGGTCTCAGTAACGCAGCGGGAGTCTTTGAAAATGCTTCTGATTGTGAGCCGGATGACGCGAGAACCTGTACCGGTGGTGCGGCTCCAGCAAGTGTATCTGTACCTACTCAAGGGATGGCTGGCCATGGGGGCCCATCATGTAGCCCGAATATGAACTGGACGTTCGGTCACCGGTCCGAAGGTCCCTGGGGACCACCGACCGGGGCAGATGTTTTTGTCGGTGGGATATCAAAGGAACCGCTGTTTACTTCGACGTATGTGCTAGAGGGAGCCACTGACCCTGACCCAGGTGAAGATCAGGAGTGGGAAACAACGTCAAGATCATATTACGCTGCCATATGGTGGAATGCAGTTCAAAATTCTCAAGCTATGGAGCCTGAGACTCTACGGTACCCTGAAGATGAAACTGGCATCTGGATAACAGTTCAGCTTATGAGCAGGCCTCGGTACGGCGATGGTTCGATCGGATCTGGTGCCGCGGCGGTGGGAGACATGATTGCATTTCAAGGTTACAAAACTGCAACCAGCATGAGCGAAGGTTACCCGATCTTTGGTGGCGGTGTACGCTTTGGTATGTATGCCCATGAGGAGTGTACGCAAGGTATTTATTTACAAACAATTATAGCGATGGACGCCCATTCCGGGACAGCGAAATCCGCGGTGCCCATGCACTGTCGGCGGGCGGCCGCGGACTGTTCCGTGCCCTCGAATTGGGGAACTAGTGGACCAGTATGTTACTTAGAATTCCACCCGCGCGCGCAGTTCACGCCGCGGCCATCCACTCCTCAAATTCCGAGACCCGGGCCCATGGGTGGAGGTGGTCAATGTGGCGGTACATGGCCATTAGGAAATGAGGGCACGAGGCCTTCACCACGGCCACAGCCTACAACAACACCACCAACAGGTGGCGGTGGTGGTGGCACATCAACAGAAAAGCCAATACTGAGTAGTGCGGATTGTGGCTCTTGCTCGGTTACATCCAGGCCATTTCTTAGAGGTGCAGTTAATGGATCCGGTGTACCAACTACAGTCGAGATGTATAATACATCTAATTACCCTTTATCAGGATTTACATCCGCAGTCAGAATGTCCATACGTGCCCCTATTAAGCAGTTCGGTTACCGTGTTGGGGATATATTTTTCTGGGCGGCAATTAATAATAGTGGCCAATTAAAGGGGCTGAGCGACCCAGTATACGTAGATAATACATCATCAGGAAGTGAGAGAACGCTTCTAGAGTGTAAACCAGCGTCAACGACTAGTACTCTACCATCTACACCGGCATCAGCATTTGTTAAGTATGATTTAATACCAGTTTATGTGAGACGGACAACGGAAAACATAGCAGCTGCGAATGCGGATAGCATATCCTGGTCTGAGCAAAGACTAATAGATCTAAAGAACAAAATAGGCACTATAGAGTTTAACCCGGTAACATTAACGTTTCAAAATGTTAATTTAACATCTCATAGCTTCTCGACGATATCAAGAACTATAACAGCTGCGAATTATGATCAGTCGGCAACTCCTTCAGTACTATATGTACCGTCAGATGGGTGGAGACCATTTAAGCCACTGATACTTAATGATGGTACGCAAAATATTGCATGGATAAATCAAGGGGCGAATTATACTAATAATAGCAGTATATGTTACGATGTTGAATGGCTTACTGTAGAACCAGGTGTTTCGGGGTATGGTGACTCGACCGATATTATACCAGGTACTCTTGACGCTAGTCCGTCCTGGATGTATACAGCAAATACCCACGCTTTAACTGGTCATGTAGATACATATAGTTCGTTTCAAGGAGCAATAACAATGCAAAGGTCACTGTCTCGACCAAGAGACAGACTGCCAGTAGCTAGCGGTCTCACAGGAGGTTCACAGCACTATGACCATCAACCTAGAAAATACACAACGTACCAAAATTCGAGAGCGAGTCAGCTTAAAGGTCTTAATAGTGGGCACACGTTTGCGTCTGGTGTGAATGAGCTGAGCGGTACCATATACAGTATAACTCCTAATAAGTATATACAGACTGATGACGTAATTACTGTCGCAAGTAGAGTACAGACGGAGCATAACAGTAATGATTGGAACATAGCTGACTTCACTGACTTTCGTTCTCTGTCTGCGATCGACTTTGCGATGTTCTTAGCAACTATACCCAATACATTTAGTGTTAACTCGCCCCTGTCTGCAGACTACAAGGCACTTGAACTAATCGGGTTTTGTACATATAACGGAAGTTTGACGGCAGCTGACGGTAATCATTACTGTGCGGCTATCGCTCGGTCAAACTTACCGACATGGTGTACCCCAGTAACCGCGATAGGTGGTGAGTATGAAAATTTCGTAGTATGTACATCAGGTTGTGATTTGGTACTACCATACATCACATATAAGAATAAATAACTTAAATGGCACGCAATAGCTCAAATTATACATATACATTAGCAGATGCAATATCTGGCTTTAATGTAATATCTCTAAGCGCGCAGGCTGTTGGCGCGGCAATTGGAGACGATGTAATCTCAAATACCGGTAACGATACGCTGATCTTGAGCGCTGGACCTAATATCGCTCTGTTATCTGACCCAACAACAGATACTATTACCATCTCAGCACAAGCTGGAGGCGGTGGTGGTAGTAGTAGTGATCTATCAGAAGTGGCAGCTGCTAGCGGTGATTGGAACGGTACACATACAACTGTTAATGCTAATAGTGGTAATTGGGATACAACGTATACAAGAGTAGCTAGTGCTCACCATAGTTGGGACAAGACTCATACATCGCTCTATGCAAATAGCGCAGGCTGGAACGTAGGTACTTCGAGTCTAGTTACAGTTGGGACAATCGGTACTGGTACCTGGCAAGGAACAGCTGTAGCATTAGGATATGGTGGCACTGGTCTTGTCGGCGCTACAGATGGTAAGATCGTAATTGCAGATGGATCAGGTGCACCAGTTCATCTAGATGTTGGCTCAAGTACCGCTATTACAATCTTAGGTACAGTCGCTACTGGTACTTGGCAGGGCACAGCTGTTGCTGATGCGTATGTTGCAGGTTCTGCTCTATGGAACTGGGTTGCGTCTAACAGCGCCACCAAGTACGAAGATACAACAGTGTTTGGGACGTTGAGTGCACGAGATCGAATCATCGCATCTGCTGGAGCTAGCCTAAGCGGTGATGTAACAGTTGGAAATGATTTAATTGTTGGAGGTAACAACTTAACCATCAACGGTGTTGCATATACAATGCCATCAGATGATGGTGATGCAGGTGAACAATTACAAACAGATGGCTCAGGTACACTCTCATGGGAGTCAGCCGGTAGCGGTGGCGGTAGTGGAGATATTACTGACGTTATCGCAGGTGCTGGTCTAACGGGAGGAGCAACGTCTGGTAGTGCTACTCTCAATGTTAGTGGCGGGGCTCTAATAGACGTAACCGGCAATGAAGTTGACGTTGATCTTACAGAGGCGACTGAAGCTGCTATAGCTAATGGTGATTATATTTTATTCTTAGACGGCGGTGCAACAGGTACACACGCTAAAGAAGCAGTTGCAGATCTTGCTACGTTATTCGCTGGTGCAGGTATTACAGCTACTAATAGTGTTATTGCTGTTGATGCAGCACAAACAGGTATCACATCATTACTTGCTACTGATATTAAAATTGGTGAAGATAATGAAACTAAGATTGATTTCGAGACTGCTAACGAGATTCATTTTTACGCTAACAATACAGAGCAGGTATATCTCGCTGATAATATATTTGGGCCTCAATCTGACAGTGATGTTGACTTAGGGACGACTGGTGTAAGATGGAAAGATGCTTACATTGATACGATTACAACAACAAGTAATATAGTAGCGGCAGGTACAGTTAGTGCATCAGATCCTGGTGGATCTTCATATGGTTCTAGTCCTCATTGGACATATGTTGCTGATAATAGTGCTGGTAAGGTTAACTATACTACAGAAGACATTTATACAACAATATCATCTGATAGTGACTACGGGGATGTTATTTGTATGCTGCATTTTGAGGGCTCGAACGGTGCAACAGAAACGTCGGACGAGAGCCTTATTCGTCGCACTGTTAACTTTGAGGGCACTGCACAGATTTCGACGGCGCAGAAGAAGTACGGGTCATCAAGTCTTCTCTTAGATGGTAATAGTGACCATGTTAGCCTCTCAGCTGAGGGCAAGGATCATAGTCTAGACCTCGGTTTGAGTGATTTCACAATTGAATGCTGGTTCTATTATGATCAGGCAACAGCGCCGCAATTTGCTACTATTTTTGATAGAGGTAACGGTGCGGGTAATGGTTTCAGTCCGTTTTGGGTAGCGGTTCTGGATGATTCAGGTATTAAATTAGTAGCTACTGCTGGTACGGGTGGTGCTCAAACAAACGTAATTAATCACTATGATCTGGCGGCTATTACTAACAATACGTGGTATCATGTTGCGATGGCGAGAGATGGGAGCAACTTCTATTTATACTTAAATGGTCAGTCGTTATCTAGCGCAGAAGCTTCAGACTCGGGCGCAATGTCAGACAATGGCGCTCCTGTTCTTGTTGGTGCTCGTGGCCAGTATGCATCTTCGGGCTATGGTGTGGGTAGTTGGTGGGGTGGCTATATTGACGAGTTTCGTATGACCGTCGGTACGTGTAGATATCCTGGCGGTACTTCATTTACGCCTTCGACTGTCGCATTTTCTGGCGAGACAAATGTGCAAACAGTGGTAACGAGTCTAACAGGCTACGCGACGTCCACTACTGGGTGGGTATTAGAGGATGATGATGGAACTGAGGTTACCGTCTCAGACGCTGATGAAGTTAAATTTATAGGCTCTGGTATTACTACAAACTGGACTGATACTTCTACTGGTTCTGATGGTGATCCATATGACCTGACACTTACAGTTGACGCAGCACAGACAGGTATCACTTCATTACTTGCTACGGATATTAAGATCGGTGAAGATGATCAAACTAAGGTTGATTTTGAGACAGCTAATGAAATCCATCTGTATGCTGACAACGCTAACAGAGCTACGATTAACTCGAGCGGTGCTTCAATCGTAGGTACACTAAGTGCTAAAGATAGACTTATTGCATCTACTGGGGCTAGCCTAAGCGGTAATGTTACGATCGGTGGTGACCTCGAAATATTAGGTGACGATATTGTAATGGGTACTAATACTGTCGGTCATATATTGATGGGTAGCGGTACTAATTTTGGACCAGTTGCTCAAACGAGTATTACATCTGTCGGTACAGTTAGTGCAGGTACTTGGCAAGGTACGGCTATAGCTCAGGCGTATATTGCTGGTGACGCTATTGACGGTTCTAAGGTTGCTGATGATGCAATCAACAGTGAGCATTATACAGACGGATCTATTGATACTGCTCACATAGCTGATGATCAAGTGACGCTTGCTAAGATGGCTGGAATAACTCGAGGATCAATAATAATCGGTAACGCTAGTGGTAATCCAGCCGCATTAGCTATTGGTACTAATGATTATGTACTTACTAGTGATGGTACAGATATAGCTTGGGAGGCTGCTTCTGGTGGTGGTGGTTCTAGCGAGTGGACTGATACCGGGTCAGTGCTACATCCTACAGACATTTCAGGTACAGCTGATGCTGTTGTTATCGGTGGTACTACCACAGGCAATTCTGATATAGCTTTCAATACAGATGGTAGCGCAGTATTTAACGAACAAAGTGCCAGTGTAGACTTTAGGGTCGAATCAAACGGGAACGCTAATATGCTGTTTGTAGATGGTAGCGCCGATGCGGTGGGCATAGGTACATCAGCTCCAGTTGCGGCGCTTACTGTTGGAGGAGAAGTTAGCGCATCAAACGGCTTCAGGTCAGCTGTCATGCCGATAACCACTCTAACAAGTAATGGTGTTGTTACATATGATATAGCGGGCCCAGCGCTGCAAACAATAATATTAAAAGCTAATCAAGCAAATACATATCTAGGTACTGAATCGCTACCTATAGGTAAGACGGTCACTGTAAGACTTTCAGCTAATGGAGCTAATAGAACATTAGGGTGGCATACTAGTATGAATTTTGTTGGTGAGAAGCCGGCTTCTATTGCTAGGGATAAAATTGCATTATTATCAATTACTACATTTGGTACTCTATGTGGTGTTGACGGTGTCGATACAGATGTTGTTTGTGCATATGCAGTAGAGGACTAATATGATATTACCAGGATCGACAGCACTTACTAAAACTCTTGGTCAACAGTCTGATGGTATTATTACTACCGATTTAACTGGTAATTTTATACCTACAGCTGGTATTCAAACTCAATATTGGGACAATCAAGTATCATCCGGGCTGAATCTTCGCCGGTTCAATGGTATAGGTCATTCCACTACAGATCCTGATCACTTTTTACTTGACGGTACAAATGATTATCTCGGTCAAGCTAGTGGAAGTGGATATGGGGGAGACCCTATACAGATTCTTGGCGGCACAAGACCTTTTACGCTAGGTCAGTGGTTTAAGTACAATAACGTAAATCATTATATATTTTTTTGCGGCACAGCTGCGGGCGTGAGCACAGATATGACTCCACAGTATCACTCATATATCCTTTTAGAAGTTTTGACATCAAACGACCAATGCAAGCTAACAGTTAGAGACCCATACGACTTTTTCGCCGGTGAGGTGAACTCTGATTCTGCGACGTTTAGCAGTTTTACTTTTGCTGATGACACTTGGTATTATGTTGCGCTGACCCATGACGGGGCCGATGATTATTCGGTTTATGTTAATGGTAGTTTTATTGGCTCTCTAACTTCCACCTACGCGATCGCCTACGGGACCGATACTAACGCCGTTGAATGTGGAGCTAAAAACATAGACGGCACTAAGGCTTACTCTGGCGCTAACACAAAGATAGGCCACATACACGTTTATGAGAATGGATATCTAACTGCTTCACAAGTACGTCAGAATTTCTTAGCGACACATGATATGCACGACGCTAGAATTTACGGAGGGACGTACCAAGCGTGATATATAACAACTTACGATACTGTATTATTGAATCGTCTGATATTGACCTAGTTCATTTTAATAAAGTTAAAGAAGATTCACCTGATACTATGAGATATTCACTCGACGGTACTAAATCATTTGTTAAATATGAAGAGGAACAGCCTGAGTTTATATTTCATATCGCTGGTAACCTAGTCGGATTACCTGAATATACACATGAAGAATTTATAGAGATTCTAAAAGGGTCAGAATGGGCAACCCAAGATTAAAATTCAATCATAAAGAGTTTGGATTACGTCAAACAGATGATGATACGTATGAGCTAAGGAATGCTGAGATTTTTCAAAAATACTTCGATAGTGAATATATACCACAAAAGCACGGGCACTTCTTTCATGAAAATCCTATCTCACAAATTGAACCTGAGCAGTATCACAAGATCGAGAGTTTCTGTTTCGTAACAACAGAAAATATACAACGAGAAGCTGCTATGCTTTTAAAGAGCCTCAGAAAGTTTCACGACCAGCCTGTATATATCATTTGTGATAAATTATCAAAGCGGTTTTTGACTAATCAAGGCTTAGTAGATGACAATGTCATTTTCAAGATTAGTGCAGAAAAGGACGAGCTCGTAGGTATTAATAAAGATATCTTCCATAGCCATAAATGTATAGCTAACAACGTACATAACCCGGCAGCTATTTTAAAGAAAATGGATGTAATGGATTTTGCACTTGAACATCATAGCAATACCTTTTTTCTCGATTCTGACATAATTGTATTAGATGATCTACAGGAATATTTTCAAGCTAAGGTAGTGCTGTCTCCTCACCATTATCCCAGACAATCAATCCTGAATGGGTATGAAAATGGATTTTACAACGCTGGATATATCTTTTGTGCATCAAAAGGTTTTCCAAAAATGTGGAAGCAAATGTATTTGACAGATTCAACATTTTTTGAGCAAGAGTGTATGAATCGTATACCTGATGTCTGTAAAGTACAAACATTTAACAAAGAGCACAATGTAGGATTTTGGAGAGGAGGCATAATACCGAAGCATATAAAGACATTACATTTCCATATTACTAATGGTGTAGATAAAAACCGCGATGCCAGTCTGCGCAGATTGAATAGTAATATAAGAGACACAGGTGTCGAGTATATGAAGACCAGTCATATAGATTTGTATAACTATTATCTACAAATGACGTGCCCAAAGAAAGTCGCGTTTGTTCACTTCGGGAAAGCCGCTGGTGTATATATAAACCAGTATCTTAAATCAACATGTCTTAAGTCGTATCTAAAATATTTCTCTTGGCATATGGATTTAAATCCATACCGCGTCGCAGATCGAGACTGGACTATAGATGAGCTTGAAAAAATATGTGTACAGGCGGAGGATTATTCATTTGCTACAAATCATCATATAAATTGGGATAGTAAAATTATTAAAAAGTTTAAAGATAACGGATGGTTTACATTTACGTTCTTGAGACGGCCAGAGGAGGTATTGTGCTCGTTGTATTGTTTTTCAACAGAACAGAACTTACACATAAGAGGTGGAGGTGATAATGAACCGAAAAGTTTAGAGGAGATGTTTGACTACGCTGTAAGAGATACTGCATTTGCAAAAGTATGGAAAGCGCCGGATTATCTTGACCAGCTTGATTACGTAGCTGAATTTAACGAGGAAAATTTTAGTATTTTTTTACTTGAGCACTTTGGTGAAGTGTATGAGCCAAGACCAAGAGCCAATACAAGTCTTAATAAAGGATTTAATTACTTCAGAGAAGCTGGCGAAATAAGCGACGAGGTAGCGCAAAAGCTTTTTGATCATCCAGAGTATAAAAAACATTTGAGCTACTTATGAACATTCAAGGATTAAAAGATCATATGCAACCATTCATAGACTTAATTGAAGAGTCAGGTGTTGGATATTTCTGGATCGCTAGTGGAGCAATACGAGACTACTTTACAACAGGAGGCATAACACCAAAAGATATAGATATATTCTTCCCATGTGATGATGATAGAAACATTGCGATACAGCATTTAAAGGGCAACGGATTTAAGATCGTGAAGTTGTTGTCAAATGGAAATGTAAAGCTCGATATGGGTACAGAAAATAAATTTGAAAATTACTCATACAACGCTATAGATATGTGTTGCTGGAACGGTAAGAAGGACCCGGCTTGTATTGCCAAGACACCTCAACAATGTATTGAGTGGTTTGATTTTACTGTAGAAATGGCTGCATTGGATAATAGTGGAAACTTTATTCATCACCCTACATTTGAGAATGACATAACAGGTAAGAAGTTAATTAGGAATTCGTTGAAAGATATGTATGTAGCGCTTAACATTAGAAGATTGTTAAAATATATTAAAAATGGCTATACGATCGACTCGACTAATTTGACAGTATGGCTAGAAGATCAGGTTGATACAATAGAATATAGAAAAAATATAAAAAAGGATAAGGAATGGTGCGGTAGCCAGTGGTGTAAAGGTCCAGATAAGGAATAAATAATTGTAATGGCCACACAAGCAGTATATTCATTAAGTGCATTTTATAGTACTAATTTGCAGCCTCAAGTTAAAGGCTATTCGCGATTAGCAGATAGAATCGCGTATTCACTCGGATATCCGATGGTTAATATCGACGTCCACCGGAATCAATTATATGAGTTTATTTCTATTGCTTCTGAGATGTTTACTAAATTTGCTGGGTATACTGAGGAGTGGTTGATATTTGACTCTAGGTTATATACTAACGGTAAAGGTATTCGACTTGATAAGCTATTTTCGATAACCCCTGAGTTAAACTCATCTTACTCACCTGTTGATCTTACCATATCTGTTGATAATCCGAGATCAACTTCAACAACACTAACGAATAGTCAGACCGCAGTTATAGATTACTTTACCATAAGTGATGAAAATGATGATCCAGCAGAGTGGGTAATCAAGTTTACAGATGACGATACCAAACACACACGGGTAAGTAAGCTGCTTATAACGGCTGGGTATGATACTTCAGCTGCCGAAGTCGATGGCTACTGGGACAGGGGCAATGTAACTTATACGGAATACGGTAATATATTTACCAGCGTTAACGACTTACTAACCTTAACTGTTGACGTATCTGGACTCTCGGGTGAGAAAGTTGTAATTACAGCTGACCCTAATGCGACAGGTACAGCTCTGACTATTAAGAATGACTTTGTAACTACCGATTCAACTAGCCTCACTGCGCAGCAGAATACACTGGGTGGTTACGACACATTAATGGGCAACTACCGAAAGGTAGTAGATGTACATGGCTTTGAAGAAGGAAGCACCACAGGTGTTAATACACTATTTACAATTGAACAGACCTTAGCTCAGCAGACGTACTTTAGTTACTCAATGGGAAATTACGGGTTTGATTTGATAAGCTGGTACACCATGAGAGAGTGGTTAGATACTAGAGAGAAATTACTATCACAGCGACGTCAATTCAAATTTAATTCAAGAACTCAATATCTACAGATGCTACCTGAGCCCAACGCAGGTGTACAGTTCTTCGGTATGATCGGATGTCACTTAGAGAAGCCGCTTATTGATATAGTTAAAGAGCCTTGGGTCTATCAATATGCACTTGCGCTTACAAAGATTGCAGTCGGCCGTATAAGAGGTAAATATTCTGGAACGAATATGTTTGGTGGCGGTTCACTTAATACCGATGTCCTAAGCGAAGGCATCGCAGAGAAAGACAAGCTTGAGGCTCAACTGTTTGAAGGTTCTCCTGGCTTTGGTGATGCTGATCCGCCGATGTTCTTTGTCGGCTAATGAAGCGTAGAAAGAAATATAAGCACACACCGTATAAGCAAGGAATATACAAACCAGTTGATAGAACCAAATATGCTGGTCGTAAATTGCCCCAATATAGGTCTTCATGGGAATTAAAATTCTTCCAGTGGTGTGATAAAAACGTTAATGTAATTGAATGGAGCTCCGAGTCAGTCATTGTACCATATAAGAGCCCTGTTGATAATAGATATCATAGATATTTCGTAGATAGTAAGTTGACGTTGAGAGAGGGAGAAGAGCTTGTACGATACTTGGTTGAGATAAAGCCTAGCCAACAGACCAAACCACCGGTAGAAAGTTCACGAAAGAAGAAATCTACTATATTATATGAGCGTGTAACATATGCAGTCAATCAAGCAAAATGGGCAGCTGCGGAGAAGTACGCTGAGGGTAAGAATATGAAGTTTATAATATTAACAGAAAACGAATTAAACTTGAAGTAGTTAAATAAATATTTACAGTAATTATGTCTCATAGATTATTAGTTGAAACGCCGGATACTTCAAACATTGAATATGTTGTGGAGGAAAAGAACACATCTGGTGGTGATAAAGAGAAGCGTATGTGGATCGTCGGCGAATATATGATGGCCGGTGATAAGAACAAAAATGGTAGAATATACGATGTCACAGAGATGACACGTGAAGTTGCCAGATACAACACAGAATTTATTGATAATAAGAGAGCTTTAGGTGAACTTAATCACCCGACATCTGCTGAAGTAGATCTAGAGAGAGCATGCCATGTGATTACCGAGTTGCGGATGGATAGACAAGTCGCGGTTGGTAAGTCGATGATACTCGAGACCCCTGTTGGTAAGGTATTACAATCATTAATTAAGGATGGTGTTCAAGTCGGTGTATCAAGTAGAGCCTTAGGAAAGTTGATTCCCTTAGGAGAGAACACAAATCGCGTAGAGGACATGAAGCTTATCGCTGTTGATTGTGTTGCGGATCCTTCGTATCCAGGTGCGTTTGTTAATGGCATTTTAGAATCTAAACAATATGTATTGGCAGACGACGGTTCATACTTAGAGGAATTGTATAATAAGTTTGAAAAGAAAATCGCCCATTTGCCACGCAAAGATGTTGAACATTACTTGAAAGAACAAGTCATGGGCTTTATTAGAGAATTACAAGCGAAACAATAAATAATTAAGGATATGGCTAAAACAAAAGTAAAAGAGCGTAATGGTGTTAGAAGCGAATCTACACAAATTAGTATGTTTCTTAAGAGCTTAACTGAGAAAAACTACGCCGAAGCTAATAAATATTTACACGCCGTTTTAGATACCAAGATGAAAGGTAAGATTAAAGACACGGCAACAAAATAACGGATTTAATTATGGCAAAAGACATAAAAGATACATTAAAAGAGGGTACAAAAGATCTTCTATCTGAAGAAGTACTTAACGAGATCCAGACAGTTTTTAACGAATCTGTACAGGAGAAAGCTGCGTTAACAACTGAGAGCGCCCTCGTGCAGCAGGATGAAGACCACGCGAAGAAGGTTAAGGAACTCCTCGAAGCTATTGATGATGACCACGTAAAGAAGTTAAAGCGCATCGTCGAAGCCATTACCGAAAATCACACACAGAAGCTAAAACAGATAGTTAAGAAGTATACTGGTGATGTCCACAACGAAGCTTCTGAATTCAAAGGCAAGATGGTTGATGATGTTAGTAACTATCTTGACATTTATCTCGAAAAGACTTTCCCACAAGACATGCTCGATGAAGCTGTTAACAACAAACGTGCTGATAACCTCCTCTGTGAGATCCAAAAGATGCTCTCAGTTGACATGGCTCTCGCCAAGGATTCTATCAAAGGTGCAGTTGTTGATGGGAAAAAGCAAATCAATGAGGCTAACGTGCAACTAGCTACGGTCGTTCGTGAGAACGATACCCTGAAACAAGAATTGGCTGACGCCAAATCTCATGCTCTATTGGAGCATTTATCTCAAGATCTTCCTGAAGTAAAGAAGAATTACGTCAAGAAGGTGTTAGGTAATAAAGACACTGAGTTCATTACTGAGAACTTCGATTACACCGTACAGTTATTCCAAAAAGAGACTGAGCAGAGTAATGCAGAGTTACAGAAAGAAGCTCGAGGTCAAGTTAAAGGTGATGTAGATTCAGTTGTTGAAGAAGTAGTAGTTGAAAACACTTCTCCAGTAATTGATGAGACTGACCCAATGTTTAATACATACATGGGTGAGCTCGGCAAATACTAATTTCAAAATTTTGTGAGGTGCTCGTCACCTGATGGTCCAGCGCGACCTTACCAAAAACCTAAGAAAGGAACATAAAAATAACGTATGAAACAGATTAGACCATCGCAATCCTATATCGACGAGGACCGCGCAGGCGCGTTGTTGGAGAAATGGAGTCCTGTATTGGATTACACCTCTGACAAAGTTGCACCTGTTGAAGATGATCATACTCGCTTAAATACTGCTATTCTCCTGGAAAACCAGGAAGCGTATTGTTTAAGAGAGAACCAGGCAGGTGGATCCGGTAGTGCATTTGGTAGTGGCCTTGAGCCGACTAGCAATGCATTCTCTGGTGACAACTATGCAGCTGGTGATGCTCGTCTCCCTAAAATCCTTATTCCGATGATTCGCCGTACATTCCCTGAGCTCATTACCAACGAAATCGTTGGTGTACAGCCCATGAGTGGACCGGTAGGACTTGCGTTTGCACTCAGATACAAGTATGAGGACGACGCGCTTGGCGCGACGACCGCTGCTGGAATTGACGGCTCTCTTGCTGCTGGTACTAACGCTAACGCGGGACGCGGGTCCCAAGTTGGTGATGTAACCAACCAAGAGCTCGGCTATCAAATCCTAGATACACGCTTCACAGGCACATCGTCAAACGCCCTTACGGGTACTGACGCTGCTGATAACGAAGGTTTCGACATGATCGGGTTAGATTCCGGTGTTGCTCAGTTGCTAGCCAACTACGAGCTTACATCCAAGATCCCCCAGATGGTTGTAAACTTCGAAAAGACCGCCGTTGAAGCTGGTACTCGCAGATTGGCCGCTCGCTGGAGCGTTGAACTCGAACAAGATCTGAAGAACATGAACGGCATTGACATCGATACCGAATTGACTAACGCTATGAGCTATGAGCTCCAAGCTGAAATCGATCGTGAGATGATTATGCGCATGATTCAGGTTGCTCTTAACGCTGGACATCCGAAAGGATTCAGTGTATGGAGTGCCGCTAGTGCAGACGGTCGTTGGATGGCTGAACGTAATCGTGATCTCTACCAGAGACTGATTGTTGAAGCTAATAGAATCGCTGTTCGTAACCGTCGTGGTGCTGCCAACTTTGTAGTTGGAACTCCGCGCGTTTGCGCTATTCTGGAAATGCTTCCAGAATTTAACGCGATGCCTGTTAGTGGCAACGTCAATACTCAACCAGTCGGGGTAGCCAAAGTTGGCAACCTCGGTGGTAGATTTAACGTATATCGTGACACACGTACGGAAGGACAGTTTGAGCAAGGTGGGACCTATGGTCGCAGCACTCGCCTCGAATATGCCCTCCTTGGATACAAAGGACCTGAGTTTTACGACACAGGTATTGTATACTGCCCGTACATCCCCGTCATGGTACAACGTACTATCGGCCCGAACGACTTCTCACCACGTGTTGGTATGTTAACACGCTACGGCGTTGTTGATCATATCTTCGGTGCGAACTTGTACTATCACATAGTCATCGTGAAGGATCTGGGTGTTGCATTTACTCCTGGTAACCAGTCAGTATACGTCTAACGTATATCCTGGTGCAGGAAATGCACGACTCCAAGTCAACAAATCAAACCCGCCCCTTCGGGGGTGGGTTCTTTTTTTTGGTTGTATAGACTAAATAACTATAATGAAGGATAACGATCAAAAGTTACTTTGGGAAGCGTATAATCAATTAAACGAAGAGTGGCCACCTGGCACAATGGGGCCTGGCGGTGGACCTAACGACCCTCAAGTTCATGGTGCAGACGACGAAGAGCGCCTCACCCCAGAAGAGGAAAATATAGAGAGATCGATATCCTTAGCTGAAATGCACTTCAAGACTATTGATCACGCGATTAATGACCCGAGCCGTCCTGCATTCCAGGAAGACTTTAAGAAAGACCCGGTCGCGTTCTGGGTAAAACATCTCCAACCACTTATCGAGTCCAATGATGATATGCACGTAGTATACTACTGGCAGACGATGCAGAAAGGTCTGACTGCTGGCTATGGTCAAGAAGTTTATTCTGCTGTGACTACTCGCCTGAAGAGCCTAATCGAGAGTCTTAGTTAATTTACTGCCTAGGTGCTAATGAACTTGCCTGTAATGTTTATATCTGACAGATCTTTACATACCATGTCATTGTATAAATCAAGCTTCTCTTTATTATCTTCCTTAGCCCAAGATAGCCCTTCACAATGAATAAACGGTTTGTCAGTAGGATGTATTGGTAATATACTCTCACCTAGTTTATATATCATATGATATAAATATGAACCGACATCGAGACACTCATTCTCTTCTTTAGGCATATCGATATATGGATCAAAGGTTAAATTATTACTGTTAAAAAAATTTACATCAAGCAACATAAAGCATGGATGCAATCTCGGTAACATGTAGTAGTCATGATCAGGTTTAGGCTTGCCCCTTTTCATGTGTATTCCAGATGCAACTACATCTGAATCAATAAACCTCTCAAAGTAAGGTATTATGTTCCCTTTAAATAGTATATCTGTATCCAATATTAAGCAATATGGAGTATTACAGTTCTGTACTGCCCAGTCCAGTCCGCAGTAATGAGTCCACGCCCAGTTACAGTTCTCGGGCTTAACTAAGACTTTATTACCATCAACGTATGGAATACTGTAATCAGTCAACATATCTCGCGTCAACTCATCTGTACTATTCTCAATAAGTGTTAGACGGTGGACACCTTTATGATATTTGTAATATGACTTTAACAGACACTCGGTTACTATAGGCGTTTGATATGAGCAGGTTACTATAGTAAATCTCTCATCTTTCATTACTGACGAGGTGTCTTACTGAACGGAATGTCTGCATCGATCAATTGATCGTTCAGTAAGTCAACATGAGATACTCTAGTAGGATTAATATCAATTCCACCTCTACGAGCATACAAGCACGTAACTGCTAGTTCTTTAGGAATAAAGAGGTCCCATAATCTCTTATAAATACACTCGCAGATTTCCTCATGAAAATGGCATTCGTCTCTAAACGAAACAATATATCGGGCGAGTGCATTAGGAGTCAACGCCTTATCGGTCTTCATATGAATATATACATCACCCCAGTCCGGCTGATTGGTAACACGGCAATTAGACTTGAGTAAGCTGCTATGATATTGGTATAATGTTAGGTACCCGGCTTGAGATATACCGTACGGGCCTGCGAGCATCTCAGGTGTCTCGGTATATTGAGTGAAATTCATACCATCCATCATCTCATCATCATCTTCGACAGTGATATATCCTTTATGGAAATACGGGCGAACATCCGCTCTCTCTACGTGGCTAGGGTTAAACAGTGTCACTACTACATTCGTTTCTAACAACTCAGAGAGATCCTTTTCCGCGAGCTCTTTGACCTCGTCCAGGCATTCATCACCTGTGGTTCCTAACCGGGCCATGTTGAACGAGTTGAAGTATAATTTGATAGATTTAGACTCGACAATGTATTCGTTATCGCAAGGGTACATAATCTTAGCAATTGCAGTAACCGGGCGACCAGACTTAGTCATCGATGAGATCTCGTACGCGTTCCATACGTCATACCCGCAAAACGGCAGACTACCACTCTCTAAGCCGAGATAAGTCCTGTTACTCGATCTAGGTTCTCGCACTAATAGTGATGGATCGTATTCGCGAGCATACGAACTCGTTTGACCTAAGTGCTTTGAAACTCTCGAATTATCTAGTTGTACTGTGCTCATGTTCTTCTATAGCTATTTTAATATCCTTAAATCGTTTATCAACGTCTTTATCTTCTAAAGTTATTAACATATTGTTATACGATGAATTCCAATCATCCTGATATAATAACATCGTCATAATATTATTGATATCACTCTGAAACTTCTTACTTGTACTTCTCTGACCATCGTCTTCCATCTGTAATGGGCAACAATAGAAGATTATATCTATATCGTTAATAAGCTTGTTGAGCGTATTCGCTGCATACTCATATGTCTTCTCGTCTACCTTCTGATGAGTAAATAACCACTCAGTATATACATAGCCATCCACGATGCACCTATCCATAATAACATCATCCAGCTTATTATTTTCAATATGCGCGTCAATTATAGCTCTCTGAGTAGCACTATCACCCTCCTCATTAATTTTAAAGCCTTTTCTAGCCAGCGGTCTCGTAACCTCAGTGACGTATTGAAACTTGTCACCATAGTACTCCTGACACATCTTCAATAACGTACTCTTTCCTGAGCAACCTGTACCCGTAAAGCTAATCTTCATAATTTACCTATACTCAATTTAACTTTCTCTCCGTCAATCTTAGTATAACCATCCCAGCCATCAAGTGAATCCGCTTGCCAAGGAGCTGTTGGGGAGGATGTTGCCTTCATATCTTTAGGTAGCGGCTGTCTCCATGGATCATGTTTTACTCTACAACTGCGCCAAAAATTAGTCCATGTAAAGTATACACCGGTTCTTGGATCAAATTTCCATTTCTTATTTTTAATTGCTTTCATTTTCCCCACTTTCCGTTAGATACTATCTGCGCTATGATTCCATATACAGATAGATCCTTAAATGCATCCTCTACCGGTTCATTCTGGGCTTTCGCTTTACGCTTGAGAACCAGGTTAAACAGTCGTTGAATTTTATCATTAATGCGAATAATAATGGCAGTAATAGAAAGGTGACGATTGTCGGGGTCGCTGAGATCCATCCCCAGAGTAATATTATGTTGTCCATAATCATATTGCTTTTTACAAAATGTATCGTACTGCTCTTTTTGTATCCTTTTAAACTCCTTACAAGTCTCCGGGTACATAGTTTCAATTTCTTTGATGATGCTCTTCATGTATTAATTTACCTATAGCGATATCTTCGATTGCTAAGCCTGTAGAGTCGAATATTGTTTGTTTGTGATTATACCCTGTTACTCTGTCAGTAATAATATCTGCTAATGTAGTGTATGGCAACTCTTTATTGTATTGCAGTTCTCCTGAATGAGATGCCTGTACTGGTTCATCGACTACTAGTGCACTCTGTTTCCATATATCGTCCTTTAATTCTCTCTTACCTGTAGCATCAGCACCAACAGCATTAATATGAAACGGGTGCTCTATCTCGTCTAACCCTAAATACCCTTCTATAGATGGAGTAAGCGTTGTGATTACGTCTGTACATATACAGGCAGATTTTACAGATTCATATACATCACATTTAGCTTCTGTTTCGGACTGTATCCATTGCTTGAATTTATCTCCACTATCGCTACTCTTGTCATATAATTTTATATGTTCAATATTTGGAAATATAGCTGCATACATTATCATATGAAGCTTTGCTTGATAGCCGCAGCCAATAAATGTGAGAGTTCTAACAGTATTGTTAATCGTGAGGTATTTTGCAGCTAATGCACTGACAGCAGCGGTACGATAAGCGGTAAGTGTTGCGCAGTCCATTGATATAATGGACTGGCCTGTGCGTGAATTGTTGAGTAATAATATTCCATGAATTGTTGGTAGTTCTAATATATGGTTCTGAGGGTATACGCTAATCCATTTAATACCTGATACGTCTCCCCATTGTGCTGGCATAGCTCTAAAGTCACCTTTATCAGTGCTCAAATATGTTTTAGGTATCATCTTAGCGCCACCGTTATGATAGTCTCTAAACACGTCCTCCATCTGCTGTATAATTCTTATCTCGTTACCCTCTAGATAACTAGCAACTTGGCTCTCAGACAGATGCTGCATGTAACTCCTTCGTTAAGAACTTAAACCACATATTAACTGAAGCTTTGTGAAGATCACTAAACACCTCGTCAGTAGTCTTACCTTCGATCATCACTTTATCTGATACATCTACAATCGGTCCACCATCAAGCTCTGCTGTAGCTTTATGCAATATACAGCCAGAGTATTCTAAACCTAAATCAATTGCTTTTTGTTGAGGATCTTTTCCTTTTAGTTGAGGATATTCTGTAATTAGACCAGGGTGACCGTTGTATATATTTCTCTGTTCACAGACTTCTCCAGGGACGATTCTCAGCCATCCGTGCATAGTTACTAGAGCGTCTTCTGGAATGTATTGTAGGTATTGATCTACAGTTGGCTTTAGGTCAGTAAATGTAATCAATGAGTTACCGATAAGATTGGAGTTAATATATTCGAGGCTATCCTGTCTATTACATAAACAGATATCCGGGTACCTGTCCAATTGGTTTGAGACTTCATATATCTCAGAACCCGTCTGTGAGAATAACGCAATCCATTTCATTAAACTAATTATATATGTTTATCAATGGAAGTCAAGCATTAACTCTAATTGCCATTGACTTCGAGTAATTACGCTATATAATATTGATAGCAATGAATAGACGAGACTTTTTACAGATCGGTACCGTTGGTACCCTTGGTTTAACGATGAGCGATTTCTTTAAACTACAAGCATCAGACGATAATCATCCATCCAAGGTGGGTAAGGCTAAGAACGTTATCAATATTTTTCTACCAGGAGGAATGGCTCATCAAGAGAGCTGGGACCCAAAATATCTAGCCGGTCAAGAGTATCGAGGACCACTCGGCACTGTAAAAACAAACACCGGTGAACGCTTCTCAGAGAACCTAAAGATGACAGCCAAGATAGCTGATAAGATTACTGTCATTCGGTCGATGACTCACGGAGAGGCGGCGCACGAAAGAGGTACACACAATATGCTAACCGGGTACAGACCTTCACCAGCGCTAACTTATCCTTCTATGGGGAGCGTTATATCTCATGAGTTTGGATCTAGAAAGAATTTACCTGCCTACGTAGCTGTCCCTAACCCGTCACGCTCAACTGGAGCAGGCTATCTCAACTTTAAGCATGGCCCTTTCGGTCTAGGTTCCAACCCTGAGAGTCCAAACTTCTCTGTTAGAGACTTGGCATTGCCAAGTGGCCTAACTGCACAACGATTTGCATCCCGTAAGAAGATTAGAGAGATTGTTGATGATAAGTTTAGTAGGTTGGAGAGAAATGATCAATTAGATGCTATGGATTCATTCTATGCTAAAGCTTACAGCCTCATTAGTTCTCCCGCGGCCCGTGCTGCATTTGAGATTGATAAAGAACCTACTAAGCTTAGAGAGCAATATGGTATGAACTCAGCTGGTCAGAGATTCTTAATGGCTCGTAGATTAGTCGAGTCAGGAGTCAGATTTGTTACATTGACATATGGTAGCTGGGATCATCATAACAACATTTCTGATAATATGACCCGTCAATTGGCTCCATTTGATCAGGCTTATGCTACACTCATTAGAGACTTATCTGATAGAGGAATGCTGGATGATACTCTTGTTATGGTTACAAGTGAGTTTGGTAGAACTCCAAAGATTAATGCTAATGCTGGCCGTGATCATTGGCCGCAGGTATTCAGTATCGCCCTAGCGGGTGGAGGTATCAAGGAAGGATACATTCATGGTACATCTGATCCAACTGGATCTGCTCCTGAAGATGATCCGTTTACAGTCGACAACTATGCCGCTACAGTATTCAGTCTAATGGGTATTGATCCAAGAAGAGAACTGATGGCTGATGGAGGTAGACCAATTCGTGTTGTGAACAATAATGTTGTTGAACCTGCAATATTGAAGTAATAAATAACGTTATGAACAGGCGCTCATTCATGTCAACAATCGGTGGAGTTTTCGGTATTACAGCACTCGCTACTGAATCAAATGAAGGAATATCAACACCAGTTGAACAATATACTGGGCCGTTTTGTGTTGAAGTATACTCACCTAACAAACATAAAGACAGGTCATTACCCATTTTTGATAATATAAGACAGGCTCGTAATATGGCTCTTGCTCGTATGAGTATCATTCGGAAAGATATGGATAACCCTGCCCGTGTCGGTAAAATTCTGATTACCAAGCCGAATGGAACAGTGGCAGAGTGTATGACGTGGGGTATTGGATGGTCACAGACTATTTGTTATGTTAATTGTGATGATGTAACTTATACATAACACTGCCCTCAATACCATGTTCTTGTAGATAATCCGAACACTCTGTGGAACTTTCAAATCGAAGCGGTGTTACTTCTACTGGGCACAGAAAAGGTCCAGTCATCTCATCATCAGTATACAGATGTTTAGTTTCAAGACTGTACCAATACTCCTTCATCGTAAGATTATTTATATAAATAATAATATGGCGATACTGGTTACAAATATACCACCGATAGAATGCTTAATCCGTAAGGAGTTCTTATATGACCATCAATCTGGTCATGGAGACTATTTAGATTGCTTTTGGGTCACTGCTAAATCTATACCGTCCAGGGCGCTGTATATAGAAAGTTATATACAAGAGTACGGTGCATTATACGATAAGCTTCCCATATCAGCCTTTACTTGGAAGGAGGTAAAAGATCCTCTTCCTTTAGGTCATCTTCAAATGTGGGACTGCTTATCATATAACATAGAAATGATATCGAAGACCTTTCTTAAGGACAGGAACTGCAAGGTATTGTTACCTAATAAAACTCTAATAGATGGACAGTATATGTTTACTTTAGACACATACGGTCAGCACACAATGGCTGAGACACCTAACGAACATAAATCGTATAATTTTATTAAACTGTATAACGGTCAGTTCTGTTGTTACCCTAATAATAGAATACAGTTCTTTGATAAGTCATACACACCAGCTAATCCAGAGCGTCCTGACTTTAAGACATCTACCAAGTATTATTTTGCAGAAGACGAAGACCGAGTATCATACTCAGATGCTACTGAATTCATGTATACTGATAGTGAGGATGGTAAGATAGAAGATGGTAGGTAAGCTGGGACTCGAACCCAGAACCCTCGGTTTAGAAAACCGATGCTCTGTCCAATTGAGCTACTCACCCATGGTACGGACAGAGGGACTCGAACCCCCGACAGCCTCGGTGTAAACGAGGTGCTCTACCAACTGAGCTATATCCGCATTAATACTTCCCCTTACCGGGAAAAATATTTCGAACACCACCTGTAGGGTCATAAGCGGTGCCATTCTCAAATCGGCCCAAATCACCTTCTCTTCTTGGTATAAAATGTATATGAGGGTACATTACCGTCTGGCCTGCGTGCTTACCCATATTCATACCAACGTTATACCCATCACAAAATCCCTCCTCAACTAGAGCCTGGCCTTGCTTATATGCACCTTCAAAGCATTTAGCTATATGTTCTTTTAGATCCTCTTTAGGTATAAAGAGTAAATGACCTTCAGTGACAGGATACTTGTCTGCATATACATGGTAATGATTTGTTTCGCCAATTGGCTTAGACCAGGGATAATTCTTTTTCTTCATACCTACCTACGATGTGTTTAAACATCTTAGTGTTATACAGCACGTCATCAAGTGTATCTTCATCTACATCCGCTTTAATTAAGTCACATAGCATCGTGGATGGCTTCGATCGCAATCCTAGGTCGCTGTTGTACTTCAAACCTTTGAGCGCAGCCACGATAGGGTTACTCGTATCACAACTTCGAATATTAGTGATATCTTTATCCACATAATATCGAAATTCCTTCGCTAAACTACAACCTAATAGATGGTGAGGTTTATTCCAATTCCAGATTCCTTCGTCAATTAAGTGCTGAATGAATCTCTGTCTACCTGTGCACCATTTCTCGAGCTTTCCTGTACCAACACCAGTAGTTAGGTAATATGAATAGTCGAAGCTAATGGCGATATAGTCGGCTCGATCAGACATAAAACGGTAACACTCAACTAACTCTTGCCATGTCTTGCCTTGAACTACACCAATTTTAAGAGATGTATTATCTACTGGCTCAAAAACATCGGTCCAATTACGCCACTGCTCCATAGTACCTTCTGCATCTTCTAATACGTCAGGTACAATATAATAGTTCGGGTTAATCTTTGTAAGCCAATGTGCATACTTTTCTGGATCGAATGATTCACCGAGCTCGAAAATACTATTATCTAAGAGTACATCAGCTCCGAATCTCTTATTTACATTCATAAACCAATCACGGTACTCATCGTTCTCTTCCATTAAATGAACCAGGCAATACTGATAGTCATTATAGCCTAGCGACTCTCTAAACAGCTGAATTGGTGATTCATGGGATACTAATAACTTCATACATATATTCTATCATATACACATAGGAATGTCAAGCTGCAATATGCACTTTTAATGATAAATATTAGTATATGAGCGCTACATTGTCATTACCGGCTGGGCAAGCCGCACAAGCTGATGCACAAACGGCGTCCGGAAACGGTGTGTTTAAGTCTATCGGTGGCGCGGTTGGAAATACTATCAGTGAAGTAGGTGACGATATATCCAGCTCTTATCAAGGGATTAAAGATAGTGTAGGTAGCAGATTGTCTAATACGCCTAGTAATATAGCCAATACTCCGCTAGCACCTGGTACAAATACAGCTGATGTGGCTGCGCAAGCAACGGATAAAGATGCAGACAGCTTTACACAGTCAATCGAAAACATAACCGGTGTTAAGACAAGTAGATTGTTCCCGTCAGACGTCATACCTTCGGCGGATAGCCTCCAAGTAACGCTTGAGGATTTTCTCGGTACATTAAAGAGACAGGTAGCTGCTGAGTTAAAGCATTGTGTTGAGAGGTACCTGGCATATCTCAGAAATAAATATGAGATATTAGACATACTATTAGACCTCGAGGGGTATATACAGCGACAGATTGCAGCTGTTAGACTCAAATTTCAACGAAAAATCCGAGCAGAGTTAGAAAAGCTCGTTAATCAAAAATTAAAGATGTATCAGATTGCGCTAATAAGGCAAAAGATATTAGGTGCTATTAGAAAACTGTGCCCGAAGATTCCAAGTAAAGGTACTCATTCCCCGACTTGGGTTAGAAGGCTCCAATCTGACCCGACGTGGCGAGTTGTTGACGGTGAGACTCCGCTATACGTAGCTGCAGGAAGTGCACCTGACATATCTGCAGCTTTTGATGATCCGAATAACGCAGGATCAGTGTTTGAGAATATGATTGATACAGTAATGGAACAGGCTATTAGTGACGTGCAATCTCAATTGAATGGATTTAATAATAGCGGCCCTGGTGATTTCATCGACGTAGAGTCAACGACTGACCCGGATGGGTCAAAGTATAGTGTACCCACAAAACAAGACACAATTATAGAGCTAGTAACTAAATTCTCTGCACAAGGTCTACATGTAGATGATATAATCGAACGAATTGTAGAGGAAATGGGCGAGGAGTGTAGAGCTGATATAACGAGTATTGTTAATGAGGTATGTCATGAAGAATAACCAATCAAGAAAGAGCAACGTACATCCTAGCGCGTCGTCGAGAAGGAATCAGAAGAAACGTTACGATGGCAATTACTTAGGTATAGTTGTACAGAATAATGACCCTGAGCAGCGCGGCAGAGTTAAGGTATATATACCTCACATTAATGCTCAGATATATGATAACTGGGACAATCTACAATACAAAAAAGATGGTGCTGGTATTAGGTTTAAGGATAAAAAATTTAAATCGATAGGTAGGAATGTCGCTCCTGAGATGGCTAATGTCATTGATGACGTAAAGGTTAAGTTACCTTGGGCGGAATGTGCGGCGCCGTTAATGGGTGAATCAGCAAGCGGTAGATATAATGCCCATTCTTCGGTAAGTACGATATCAGACTCAGCTAGGCTTGATACAATCATGCCAGTAGAGAAGGATACCGATCAATACACTGATGTCAATACCAAATATAAATTAAACGATGAAGGCTTAGGTGAAAGTCCTGGTTATAGATACGAGGTTGCAACTCCACCTGTAGACGGGTTTACGAGTGCTTTGTCTGGTTGTGGATCACCAGTGAATGTGAATAAATTCTCGTCACAGTATAAGCCATCAACATACAGTAATAAGAGCAAGGGTGTATTTTCGGTTCCTAATGTTGGTACTCATGTATGGGTATGGCATGAAAATGGCAATCCCATGAAGCCTGTTTATTTTGCTGTGTCTCACGGTCGTGAAGATTGGCAAGGGATACATGAATGCTCTAAGGATGATGCACACGGTATAGACATGCCTGGTGCGTATGAAAATAAATCTAAAAAAGACGATCCTAGTTACAATCACAACACTGAGACATATCGAAACAAATTCGTCTTTAACCAGAAAGGTGGTGCTATAGAAATATGTAGTACCGATAATCGTGAGCTGTTAAAGATGACTCACTACTCAGGCTCATTTAAGGAATTTAATAACCATACAACAACTGAATTTGCTGCAAACAATGATCAGAAATTAGTTAATGATGATATGTTTCTAACTGTTAATGGTTCAAGAAATGAACTGGTAGGAGAAGAGTATGATTTAATTATCAGGGGAGACCATTACAGAAAAGTAGGTACATTTAATATAGACAAATTCTTAGAATGGAAAGCGCTGGTCCAGGATTTTGCTAATATTAAGCAGCTTTTTGAAGTTAAGAGGTGTAATTATACAGAGACAGAAATTGGCGATTTTCAGTTTCAGTCACCAGGTGAGACGCGTGATGGTAGTTTTGCGGAATGCCCACTATGTACACACTCAGACAGGACGGTTCATATGTGGGATATAGATAATACAGGGTTAACCACTCTGGCAATGCCTACTATTAACAGCTCAAATAGCTCGGTATATGGTTCTTATGTGAACCCTGATGGTGATCACCCGATAGGTACATTTAACTGGAACCTACCTGATGGTAATAAGGATAAACTCTTACAATTTGGTGTATGTCCTTTATGTCAAGGTACTGGCAAGAGCCCATCATCTATGGGAGGCACTTGGACTAATAGAGATAAAGACAATTTAATATGGGAAAAATCTAAGCTACTATCTGATGCACTGGTACCGATTGAGCGCGAGCTAGGATTAGGGGGCAGTGAAATACTACACGTAACAAAACATAAGATAGAGACTATTGGATTGTTGATGAACGATTTTCCATGTTTACGTATTGATCCAGCCGGTAAATTAGAAAATAGTCATATAATAATTAGACCTGGAGGTGTAATTACTGCACCGAGTGTGGTACCGCTTATCGAAGAGGTGCATGTTGATGATCTACCAGGTGGTAGTTACACGCTAAATGTTTGTAATAGATACAACGTCCAAGTTGGTGCAGGCGGCGTTAGCATGAAGACTATAGGTAATGTCGAGATAGGCGGAGCGATGATGACGATCGCTGGTGAGCAGGTGAACGTGGTATCAGAGAACGAAATTAATATCAATAGTAAGCGTGTCAGTATTGTAGCGGATATTTTATCACTACGGCAAAAGAACTACGAGCAAGTATTGGTTGATAGCAGCTTAGGCGTATCGAACAATTTAATTGTTGGTGGAGGTGCTCACATTGAAGGTGAACTGACAGTTAATCATATTACTGCACCAGAAGAGATTCAAGAGACAGAGCAAACTGATTTATATGCTTACTTGTTATCAGGGCTATCTTTCACTGCTACCTTAAATGGATTTGCTGATAGCGCAGGTCATGCAATTAACGGTACTACAGGAACGGTAACACTTAATGCGAACAGTAATGACGATAAGGTTCAGTGCTATAATCACAGCCACCAATTCAAGAACGTCCCGCTGCACTTAATGAAGACTAGTGACGATGTCAGAACAATTGGCATGAACTGTACCACTACAAATACTATAAGTGCATCTAGAGAAAAGATACCTGCTAGTCCTGTTGAGCATATGAATAAGGGTGGTGGACTGACTCAGCTAGGTGAGACTACATAATAACTTGGTCTACCACGATACCTGCTCTCTCCAGTAATTCAACACCACCAGTTGATCGATAGCTCTCGCTATACACAGCTCGGGTGATACCGGCTTGAATCATTAACTTAGAACAATCAAAGCAAGGGCACAGAGTTATATAGATTGTTGCCCCGTCGCTGCTCTGATTGCTTTTAGCTAATTTGGAAATTGCATTTGTTTCAGCGTGTAACACTTCAGGCTTTGTCTCATATCCAAACCTGGTCTCAAACTCACAATCATTGTCAAACCCGTGAGGTGTACCATTATATCCATCACTAATTATTTGGCCATTCCGTACAATTAGACAACCTACCTGCTTTCTTCGAGCCTTAGATAAGGATCCCCAAGTATCGGCCATTCTTAGGTAAGTTTTATCTAGTTGATCTTGTGCTGGCATGTTAGTTTCTTGCGTCGTATACGCGCTCTCTCCATGTTTAACTACTAGAAGTTAAACTCATCAACGTCCATGGTTTTCATGTCTTGCTCGAACGATCCGATCTTATACGATTCTATCTCAGTTTCTTGTGGAGCGTTCTGTACTCGCTTACTTTCTGTCCAATTCTGTATCCAGTTAATCGGGTTAGGAGTATCGGGAAATATAGGCTTTAAGCCAATAGCCTTCATCCGCTTATTAGTCAGATGTTGCATATACTGAATTAGGATCTTTTCATTCAATCCTAAGATAGAGCCGTCCTTGAACAGATATGCGGCCCATTCCATCTCTTCCATAGCAGCATCTTCAAACATCTTACTAACTGTCTCCTCACATTCTTTAATGATAGGTTGAAACCCTTCATCTTTATTATCTCTGAGATACTTCAGAACGTTTTGAGTAAACGCTAGATGTAAGTTTTCATCTCTGTTGATAAGGGATATAATTTTTGCATTACCTTCCATCTTCTTATTTTGCGCCATTGCGTAGGAGCATGCAAATGAAACATAGAATCTGATACCCTCTAGAATGTTTATACTCACAAGGGTTAGATACAACTTTTTCTTCTTACTATTAATATCCTTATCGTCAATCGAGTTAATAAGATCATCGTAATACTTCGTAACAGAAGATGTCCTCTTTAGAACTTCCTTATCTGTTAGTATTTGGTCAAAGATGTCTGACGGGTTTGCGTAGACGTTCTTGATGATATAGGTATAGGAATAGGAGTGTATGGTCTCAAAAAACTCCCAGGCTTTGCAATACGCTTCAAACTCCGGATTAGAGCAGTCGTTAAGTAAGTGACCAATCCCTCTACCTTGGACTGAATCGAGTAGAATTTGGTACGATAAGTTTTTCGTAAAAATGAACTTTTCATGATCTGTTAATG